TTCCCCGATCAGGTTTCTGTCTCGTTGAAGGCGACTTCTTCCAACGCATACCAAGCTAATGCGTTTAATATCTGAGTATCTACCCCGTCATTTATTGTTGCTTGGTCAGGATGCCCATGTATCGTATCGGCTACTTCTGCCTGAGTGGGCTGAATGTCGTACAAACAATTAAAACCTTGCACCATCTCAAAGGCATTAACGCCCATGTCGTTGGCTTGCTCTTTTAAATATTTGTAGATATGTTTGATGTTGTCTTTCGCAAATTTGACAGTTTCGTTGTGATAAATGAAACCACCAAAAC